GATAGCTCGCGAACGTCAAACTTCACGTTGATGTCAAAAGCGGACTCAATGTCAGTCCGGTTCTGTGGCAGAGGCACACCGGTGATACGCTCAATCTCCTCGGCTGGCATATATTGCAAGCAAAGGGCGAACATCTGACGAAACACAGTAGCCCAAGTGTTGAGCCATGCATTCACACGGACCTGCTGAAGCATTTGGGCCTTCACGGGGACAACCGCCGGGTGATTCAGTCCGTAGTAGTTGGCAACATTCGCTTCTACGCGCTCAATCAGGCTGAAAGCCGTCTGAGGGGCGCGAGTTGGCGGGTCCATGAAGGTGTAGTCGTCGGGACGTGTAACCGGAAGCGGTACACCGGGGCCAATCTTGGTTGGTTGTCCAACACGCTTAACAACACGGATTGGAGGCAGTGTTTCAAATGCCGTTCTATCGCGCAGAGAATCGTGCTGTGCTTTGATTTCGTCCTGATCGGTAGAGACTACCTCGGGAACACCACGCGAGTCTGCTACAGCCCTTTTTGTGCGTTCTAGGCGGAACTCTACAAATGGATACTCTCCGTGTGCGTAGTCCAGAAGCTCATGGATGGCGTACTGAGGAATATCAGCCTTGCTTGCTGCCATCGTTGGGCAGAAAACAGTGTAGTAAATGCAGGGTTTACCGTCATCTAGGCTGCGGGTGTAGGCGTAGACCGCCTCGCTCAGGTTCTTCCGGTCAATCTCACGGTAAGCCAGCGATGTTGAAGCTGTTTCAAAGCCAATCAGGTTGTCTGTGCTGTAGGAATTACCAGACTTAACAGCATTCTCTACCCACTCAGCATCCCACCCAGCCGATTCGATCTTCTCGCGCAATTCAACCTCAGTGTGCCAGCACCTACGGAAGATGACACGAGCGTTTTGAAGGTCAATGGTCTCTGGAGGGAAGGCAATCTCGTCCCAAGGCTTCAGTGCCAGCACCAATGGAAGGTTTTTGGACACATACTCCTGCTCATACGAGCCAGATCCAGTCTCACGAAGGTCACGAACCAGTTCTTTTGCGTCAGAAAGCTCCAAATCAGGGATGATACCCTGAAAAATGGTGGCAGCTTGGTCTTCTGACTCGGGATTAGACACTAATTCTGGCAACTGAGCCAGCAAACTGCCCGGTTCAAACCGCTGAGAGTTGATTGCGAACTCTTCAAACGTGAATTTCTGTTTGCGAAGACCCAATCTTTGCTCCCATCCGGTGAACATCACCACCCAGCCATACTGAGTAGCGTACTGAGCAGCCAATTCAGCTTCACGCAGCAGTTCCCGTTGCAACTTATTGTCCCTAACCCACTTAAGAAGCGTTGTTGCTGCGCCTGAAATAGGTAGGTCATTGATCTCAGTGGCTGATCCACGGATGTCTCCCCTAGAAAATGTGGCTAAAAGCAGTGCCGAAAGCTCATTACAGACAGAATCAGCTAACCTGCACCGGACATCACTGGCACCCTCAAACGGAAAGGCTGGGTTGCCATTATCACGATACTGGGAGTGCTTCTTCCCATCGTCAGTTTGCCCTGACCAACGAGCAAAACGAATGTCATCCAGCCCATTTACACGGGCACCATCCAGTCCAGTCCAACAAGCCCTACGCCATTCGTCCAAAAGGACGTTGATGTCGGGTTCGTCAGCAAACATTGCTAGTTGGTCAACACTCTCTTCTTTCATTCAAAATCCTTTCAACATCTAACGACAGGTATCTTCTATGCCCACCGGGTGTAGTCACAAAGGGCAGTACGCCATCCCTAACCAATTTTAGCAGGGTTGGACGTGAAATACCCAAAGTCTTACAAGCCAGCTTAGGGCTGAGTAGCCAAGGATCTATGTCCTCTTCAACCTCGCACTCGTCAATAGCTTCCATGCTTGACTGTGATCATGTTTGCAAACCCACCAGCCAGCTGATACTTCGGCCCCATCACGCAAATGTACCCAAGACAGTCGATAGGATCTTTGGAAGCACCCTTTTGCCCATCTACCCCGGTCCACTCCCTCAAAGAGTAAATCAGGTTAGAACACCGATCAGACACAAAAAGTCGCGGAGTATTTTCAGCACTTATCTCTTCAGCCTTATTAAAGGAAAGCAGGTCATTGATTAACAAGACCCGTTCATCGACCAAAACACCAACTGAAGGAACGAAAGTGAGTCCAGACTCATCCAGTAGATCCAGAAGCGTTACACCGCCCTCCTTGGAGGCTGTAGGGGTGCCAGCGGCTCTAGGGTCAATGTACCTTTCCTCAATCTCCTCGTCACCCTCCAAGTCAGTAATCAACTGACAGTAATCAGCTACACCCCTACCAGCCCCTGCCCGTTGAGCGGGACCGGGCTTGCCATCTGGGCGTTCTGAAGGAAGAGACCATTCTCCGTAAGTGTCATCCGGCCATTCCCGGTAGATGTATAGTGTTCCATCCGGTGTTGCTCTTGCCCACAGCATAAACCAGTTTCGTGCGCCCGCTGGGTCCACAACCATGAAGTTCGTTCCTTCGGTTGGAATTTTATCGTGTGGAACGATGGAATGTTCATTGAAGTTAGGGAACTGGCTTCCAGCAGTTGTTTCAGCCCAACCATATGCACGAATTTTGATGTCATAGCTGCTTCTTCCTTTTAGTGTTCTCTCCATCGTCTCGAAAGACGAGAAGGGGTTCATTTTAGTGTGATACCAGACAATTCCAGCCCTACCAGCCCGAGCCTCTGCCTTGAAGGGCATATGGCCCATTGGGACACCTGCTACGTTCTGACCCGGCAATAAGTCTGACTTGAGCCAGTCGGTAAACCTACAGCCAGCCACATACTCCTTCACCACTTGGGTGTAACCAAGAATAGGGGTGAACGTAAGCAGCAGCTTACCCTGCCGGGTGACCAAGCGATACCTAAGCGTCTCAAGCCAGTCTTGAGGCACAAGCTCATCGCACCAGATTAGATCCGGTTCACCACCCTCAATAACCTGCTTATCCTGAGCATAGTTCAGGAACCATACCTGATTCGTATCGTATACCCCAGTGTTGTCAGAGAACCCGTTCTTCTGACTGTACGAAAGGTTGGTGTACTTACTCTTCCTAGCGTTCCTAAGCTCTTTAGGGAGGTACTTGTACACCACATTCTGCTGGAATGCGATGGACGACTGGTTCGTTGTATGCAGACACCAGATCTTTAATCCCCTACGCTGGCATCTATCCCGCATCCACTGTGGCCAAGGCACTTCTCCACGCTCGTAACCAACCAACATCTGGGCAACACGACGAGCTGCCCATTCGGTTTTACCACTGCGGTTGCCACCCAAGACAAGAACCTCGTCCCGGTCATTCAATACCCCGTCAGCAGCCTTCCAGTGGTCCGGCTCATGGGCATACCGAAAAGGGTCATCCAACTCAGCGGCTACCCGGACATCCCGATTTGTTAACCTACGCCCAATCTCGTCAGCACCCAGCTTAGCTACCGCTTTCCTTAACCACTCCTCAGTAGGAGTCTCAATGATCGGATGCGGTATACACTTGTGAGCAAGAACCTTTTCTAAGGTCCAGCCAAGTGGATTCTCTACCTGCTGCTCTTCCATTACAGGTGCAGATTAGCGTGGGTAATCAGGGTAGAAACAGTAAGGTCAAACTGGAAGTACATCTCATCCTCAGTCACAGCCGATGTGAACAACGGTAAAGAACCGTAGTCTTCCAACTCAATCCTCACCTCAAGAGCATCATCCCGAGCAACCTCCATGTCGTCCTCATCAAACTCTAATCCACGCATCAAAGAAGCATGCGTAACCTTGGCCAAGTTGAGGTGATCCACATCCTGCAAGAAGGTGAGCATCCATTCCAACAGCATCGCACCCTGCGGGGTAATGTCACCCTGCAACTCGTATTCCAACAAAGCCAAGTTGGGAAACTTCTGTTCAAGTAGGTCAGCAATTCTCATTCGTCTCATGCTCATAAAGGTCTCCAAGCCATCCACTTGCCATCAACAGACCGAAACACTACACGCTCACCAGTGCGCACACTCTCGGGCCGTATAACCCCAAGAAAAGCCTCACCAACATCATCCTGAAAATACCTAAG